CAGTCTGGTGAATATGATCCCGGATGACGGAAAAGATGCTGAATCTATTGTGACCGACAAACTTTTCCTGAAACTGCTGTTTGAACGATTGGACGAGCTTATGCCGGAGGCAAAGTTGATTGGTGAGCTGCGTCTGAAAGGACAGAACGACAATGCGATCTCTCAGCAAATGAATATGCCCAGAACCACAATGCTTTCCCGCCTGAATAAGGTAAAAAAGATCCTTGAAAAAGAATTTCCGGAAATTTTTGAAATTCTTTCGTCAAAATGATTTTTGCTTTCCATTAAGTTAATGGAAGGAGGTAAATACCATGACCAAACAAGAAATTGAGCTCGTTGAGGTGCTTATAACAATCAGTATTGTTTCAAAACGCCTCGCACACAATCTTATGAAGGAGGAAAAGACAAATGAGTCAAATCAAGTTACTTCTGGATGTGATTGCAGATATCCGCAGCCTTGGCGACAGCCTCGAAACGCTTGCACAGGCACTCACAGCAAATGAAGTCGGAAATCTTGACGATTACGAGGAGATTTACAATCCTGAAAAGGACGAACCATCCGCTGCTCCTGAACCGGTTACTTTTGTTCAGCTCCGCAGCCGCCTGGCGGAAATTTCCCGTGACGGACACACCAATGAAGTTAAGCTGCTGATTACAAAGTATGGTTCGAACAAGCTGTCGGACGTGCCGGAAAACAAGTACGCTGAACTTCTTGCAGAAGCGGAGAAACTATAATGCCGGATATCCATTCAAATCTCCCGCCCTCATCAAGTGAACGATGGATAAAATGCCCGCCGTCCGCTCTGCTGAATGTTGGCGGGAACACAGGTTCATCATACACACAACAAGGAACAGATGCTCACAGCCTTTGTGAATACAAGGTAAAAAAGGCACTGGGATATAAGGTGCGTGATCCTACAGAAGACCTGACTTTCTTTGATGAGGAAATGGCTGAACATACAGATGCCTATTGTGAATTCATCATGGATCAGATTGCAGATGCAAAACAGAACTGCTCCGATCCTCTGGTTCTTGTAGAACAAAGACTGAACTTCTCCCGCTGGGTGAATGAAAGCTTCGGGACGGCAGACTGTGTAATCGTCGCAGATGGAACAATGTCTGTCGTGGATTTTAAATACGGACTTGGTATCCTTATAGATTCTGAAAACAACAGCCAGATGCGAATGTATGCATTAGGTGCATTGGATATATTTGAATGCCTGTACGATATACAAAAAATCCGTATGATCATCTTTCAGCCACGTCGGGATAATATCAGTATCTCTGAAATCACAAAGGACGAATTACTCGCCTGGGCAAATGAAGTTCTTGTTCCTGCGGCGAACCTTGCCGCAAAAGGTGAAGGAGAATTTAAGGCAGGAAAGCACTGTCAGTTCTGTAAGGTGAAAGCACAATGCCGGACAAGAGCTGAATATAACCTTCAGCTCGCAAAATACGACTTTGCTGTTCCCGACACACTTACTCAGAACGAAATCAGTATGATTCTGGATCGTGCTGATACCTTTATCAGATGGGTAAATGATGTAAAGGAATACGCATTGGAACAAGCTGTCAGCGGTACATCCTATCCGGGATTCAAAGTAGTGGAAGGAAGGTCAAACCGCAGATATACAAATGACGAAGCAGTAGCAGCTGTGTTAACAGATGCAGGATATGACCCATTTGAAAAGAAACTTATGGGTATTACTGCAATGACAAAACTGCTCGGCAAAAAAAGATTTCATCATATGCTGGGTTCTCTGATTGAGAAACCACATGGAAAACCAACGCTTGTACCAGAATCGGACAAGCGACCGGCATGGAATACAGCCGGTGACGATTTTAAGGAGGAATAATCATGGCAAAATTCACAAATCCAACAAAAGTAGTTACAGGAAAGAACACTCGTTTCAGCTATCTCATTGTAAACGAACCAAAGGCAATTAACGGCGGTACACCAAAGTACTCCGTTTCTCTCATCATTCCGAAGTCCGATACCATGACTGTTGAGAAGATTCAGTCTGCCATCAAGGCCGCATACGATGAAGGTCAGTCCAAGCTCAAGGGCAACGGCAAGTCTGTACCAACACTTCAGGCAATTAAGACACCTCTCAGAGATGGTGATGAAGAACGTCCTGATGACGCAGCTTACAAGGGCTGCTATTTCATCAATGCGAACAGTACATCAAAGCCTGGCATAGTCGATGCAGATTGTCAGCCGATTATTGACACCAGCGAACTCTATTCCGGTATCTATGGCCGTGCATCCATTAACTTCTATGCTTTCAATACCAACGGCAACAAGGGTATTGCCTGCGGATTAAACAACCTTCAGAAACTCCGTGACGGTGAACCGCTCGGTGGTAAGTCACGTGCAGAAGATGATTTCGCTGATTTTGATGATGACGATGACGATTTTCTTTCTTAAATAACTGAAATGTCGGGAGGGCGACTGACGGATATCCGTCCGGGCGGGATGAAAGGAAATTGACTTATGAACCGAATGTTTATTGATCTCGAGACTCGGAGTGATGCGGATATTACCAAGACCGGTGTATACCGCTATGCCGATTCTCCCTGTTTTGATATACTGCTGTTTGCGGTATCCATTGATGATGCACCTGTTCAGGTATACGACCTTGCACAGAATGATATTATCCCTGACAATATTCTTCATGCACTGGCAGATCATAATGTTATGAAACACAGTTTCAATGCTTCCTTTGAACGTGTTTGTATTTCTGTATGGCTCAAACGAAATTATCCGGAACTATTTCATGGATACGGAAACCCTCAGGATTCTGTCAGTGATTATCTTGATTCTGAATCGTGGAGATGCTCTATGGTAGCGTCTGCTTATCTTGGATTACCGCTGACACTCGCCGGTGTAGGTGCTGTTCTGAAACTGGAACAGCAGAAAATGACAGAAGGCAAAGCTCTGATCAGATACTTTTGTGTACCTTATGATACGATTCATGGTGTTCCGAAATTCCGCTCCCCTGCTGATGCACCGGATAAATGGCAGATTTTCAAAGCATATAACAAACGAGACGTTGAAACAGAAATGGAAATTGAAGCTAAAATCTCAAAGTTTCCTGTGCCACAGTCTGTATGGGAAGAGTATATTCTCGATCAGAAAATCAATGACAGGGGCATTCAGGTGGATATGCCTTTTGTACAGAATGCCATTCAGATCGGTGATACAGTGAAAAAAGCACTGACGGAAAAATTGTCAGACATTACAGGACTTGAAAACCCAAATTCTGTACAGCAAATGAAAAACTGGCTGTCTGAAAGCGGTCTGGAAATGCAGTCACTGGGGAAAAAGGAGGTGCAGGAGCAACTGTTAACCGCACCTACCCATATCCGTGAAGTATTACAGCTTCGTCAGCAAACATCAAAATCATCAGTAAAGAAATATACTGCCATGCAGAATGCTGTATGCCATGATCATCGTGCAAGAGGAATGTTCCAGTTCTATGGTGCCAATCGCACAGGTCGGGAAGCAGGCCGCATCATACAATTGCAAAATCTTCCTCAGAATCATTTACCTGACCTGGAAGAAGCACGGGATCTTGTTCTTTCAGGAGATATCGATGCCCTGGATATGCTGTATGAGGACATTCCGGATACACTTTCACAACTGATCCGTACTGCATTTATTCCCAAAAAAGGTTATCAGTTTATTGTGGCAGACTTTTCTGCAATCGAAGCAAGAGTGATTGCATGGCTTGCAGGTGAAACATGGCGTATGGAGTCTTTTGCCAGAGGAGAAGATATTTACTGTGCATCAGCATCCAGAATATTTGGTGTTCCTGTTGTAAAGCACGGCGAAAACGGACATCTGCGTCAAAAAGGCAAGGTGGCAGAGCTGGCTTGCGGATACGGTGGTTCAGTTGGGGCAATGAAAGCAATGGGAGCAGATGCTCTTGGCTTATCCGACGCAGAACTAAAGCAAATTGTAACCGATTGGCGTGAGGCTTCTCCGCATATTGTACAGCTGTGGTGGGACGTTGAGGCGGCAGCAATGAAAGCTGTCAGGCAGAAAACATCAGCAGAAACGCATGGTATTATATTTTCCTATGAGTCCGGCTTCCTGTTTGTACAGCTTCCGGGCAGCAGACGACTTGCATATGTAAAACCTCGCATCGGAAAGAACCGTTTCGGCGGTGAATCGATCACCTATTGGGGTGTCGGCACATCGAAAAGATGGGAACGTCTTGAAACATATTCCGGTAAGCTGGTGGAAAACATTGTTCAGGGAATTGCCCGTGATTTGCTGTTCTACAGCATGAAAACGTTATCAGACTGCTTTATTGTCGGACACATCCATGACGAAATGATCATCGAATGTACCAAAGATACTTCCCTGTCAGATATCTGCAAACAAATGTCAGTTACCCCTGAATGGGCAGATGGTCTGCTTCTTCGTGCTGATGGATATGAATGCAATTTTTATAAAAAAGATTAGTCAAAATGGATTTTGATTTCCATATATAAATAGAAATATTGCGCTCTGAAAGGAATCACTTATGGCAAACAAGTTTAACAGTGAGGGCTATTACAGCCCCACAGAATTCGAAGTATTTACAAAAATAGAAAAGGAAGAGGCGGCTGTGCGAAAAGCTGCCAGTTTCCGACCGATCGTATATATTTGTTCTCCCTATGCCGGTAACATATATGATAACATTCTGAAAGCACGAAAGTACAGCCGTTTTGCAGTTGACTGTCATTGTATCCCCTTTCCCCCGCATCTGTTGTTTCCACAGTTTATGGATGATACAACCGAAAGAGATACTGCTGTCTTTATGAACATGATTATGCTCAGCAAATGTCATGAACTGTGGGTGTTTGGTGATGTGATTTCAGACGGAATGAAGACAGAAATTGACAAAGCAAAGAAGAAACACATGAAGATCCGTTATTTCACGGAGGAATTGGAGGAAGTATGCAGATAACACTTTTTCAGGCAGACTG